GTAACAAAGTTAGTTGCCAAAAAAGTACAGCCACCAGTTACAAGAACTGTTAGTAGAATTTGGATAGCCATATAAAAGGTCATATTAGAACTCCGAGATAGCTTCGGTTAGCTGACGAAGCTTATACTTGATGAAGTAGTCGAAAATCTTGTTGCGAGGATTGAATGTGTAGTTGTTATATGTAGTCACAATCTCGTCCTGCAATTCTTGCGGGATGCAATCAAGGTCGACCATCATCTTATTGCGATGGTAATTGCGAAGCATATCGCCTTGACAATAATCTTCTGGTTGCAGAAGTGTCCACTCTTCCAGCTTCTTCTTAGGCAGCGGCTTCTGACGACCACCAGATACAAACGTATCGTCGGGCGACAGAAAGTTAGGTACACCATCGCCGCTATCGCCTTGCAGAATATGATACTGCTTGAATCGTTCTGGATTTACGTCAGGCGTAATAAACTTCTTGGCAATAGGAGAGAACTGAGTAACATTATCATACTTCTGCAGCTGCGCAAAGTCTTTGTCGCCTGAGATAATAAGGATCTTCTCGGTTACTATACCATGCTGACCATAAGCATGGCAGAGAGCGCCGATAATATCGTCGGCTTCTGCGCGATCAAAGCGAAGAACAGCATACGGCATATTCTCTTCGATCTCGTCGCGGATCTTGTGCAATGCAGTAAAGATAAGATTCCAATCATGCGCAGACTTCTCTCGCGCCTTCTTACGACCAGCCTTATAGTGAGGATAAATCTCTCGACGCCAGTATGACGGACCGTCGGCACAGATAACGATATTGCCATACTCTGCACCAAACTTGCGCTTGTATAGCCGAATGCTCGACAGAACCATGTGGCGAACCATATCTTCGTCAAGCTTGCTGTCGTTGTTGGTAAGCTGCATCATGATATTGGAAATCATGACTTGGCTAAAATCTACGAGAATCATAACGAACTCCATTGCATGATAGTATCATATACTATGCATGCGTGATTGTCAAGCGGGATCGAACTCGTCATCGTCATCGTTATCTGGCGATAACTCAGCCAAGGTTTTTACGGTGTGTTCGACCACTTCTTGGAAAGGATGATGTAGGTTCATTGTCATAAGCAATGTCGAACGTATGGCTTCAACTGCAAAGCCAAAGTGTTTGTCAAACTCTTTGTTGAATACATCAAAGCCTTGTTGAGCAAGCTTGTTGGCAATGTGTGCTGCATAAGCATCAGTAACCTCATCAACGTATGCTCTTTGCGTAGCCTCGCGAGCTGCTTCATCTACTGCTGGCGGAACGACACGAGTGTTCTTCTTAGGGAACCTTACAACATTGTTATTTGACTGCCCTGAGGATGACGGTGAACTCATTGATACGTCCATTGGGGTTAGCTGCTTTCGTCTTGAGATTATCAAATGCGCGTTCTGCGGCTTTAGATGTCGAACCAGTAATCAACGGAAGAACATCTGCGGGCTTGCGTAGTTTCTTTTGCTGCGAACTGTCGGAAACATTCTGTAGTGTTGTTCCCTTGACTGTAAGACCTTGATCGGAAACGTAGTGAGCCAAGACATTATATTTAGTGTTGAATACCCAAACTTCCTTAGCGCCAATGATCTTCGTGGGATCAATCGATACGATCTTCAGCTCAGTATGTTCCTTCTGGAACTTCATCTTACCAACGAGTTTGTCTGCGGTCTTAGGCTTAGTCTTGCGCGGCTTGCGCACAACCGACTTGCGGCTATTGCTCAGGTACGACTCGCAGTCTGCGATGATACCGGCGAACAGCTCGACACGTTCTTTTAGCTGTTTCTTCGTAAGATACGTATATGCTTCCTTGAGCTGCGGATCAGCATTCTTCTCAGCTGCATCTGACAGCTCTTGGAACCAACCAGCATAATACTCGATGACTCCTCGAACATCTATTGGCTTTGCGCTTTTGTTTTTGAGCCATTCATAGAAGCCAGTCAACGAGTCAGCTTCCTCGTCAATCATCTGCTCGATGTCAGCAATCAGTTCGTTGATAGGAAGCTTCTGTGGTACGTTTACTTTGGCAGCAGCTTGCTTCTTATCTTCAGCCACCAAGTCTGCACCTTTGCGACACAAGTCCATAACACGGGACTCAATTCTCTTACGCTTTTCGGCGTCTTCCCAACCCATGACATACATGCGAGCCATGGCTGCTGTTGTGCTATTGATCTGTGCATCAGGAAGCCGATTGAACATTACAACAGCAGGCTTTGGCATATTTACTGTTTCCATAAACTCCAGAATGAACTTGCGTCCAGTCTTGGGTTCAAAAAAGTAATTGTACCAATTGAAGGCGGACATCTCTTTAGCGCGCAGTTCACTCTCGTTCAAGAAGCCAATATCCTCCCACGTCGGCTCTTCGCCAAGATGTTTGGCATCGACACCGCGCGGAAGGATTGTCTTGCGCTTCTTTACCTTGACAGCCAATAGACTTTTAGCCATAGATGACTCCTCTCATTATGACTATCATATCAGATTGGCAATCAAATGTCAAGGCTTATTTGCCAAGGCTTGCAGGAAGTCTTCCCACTGGCGAGCACGCATGTCCCAGTTATAGAATGTATCAAAGTAGGCTTTTTGGAAGCCAAGCCTCTGCTGATTGAAGTCTGCCCAATAGTCACCGACAACCATATTCAAGATGCCAGCAAAGTTGTTGGCGTGTCGATTGTTATCTTCGTCCCAATTATACATGACTGCGAAGTTGGCGCATGTCTCAGGAAGAACTTGGAAGTTTGGACAGATAACATTGCAGCCAGCACTCATAGCCTCGAGTACAGAGATTGCACTTGTCTCAGGCCAGATATTTGGATATGCGTAGACATGTGCTTTCTTCAAAGCTTCGCGAATGACAGAGTTAGGCTGCCAACCATGATAAGTCATATTTGGATGGTTATTGATCTTCTCGAATAGCGGAAGATATGGCTCATCGCGAGCAGGCCATCCGTAGATACCGAACGACGAGTAAACATCGAGATGGAAATCTAAACCGCGAGCAGCAAGGAACTCACAGACAGGAACTAGAAGTTCAAGACCACGATGTGGTGTTGTGTGATAGATTAGATTGATCTTGCCTTTAGGCTTCTCATGCGGTTCGATAGGAACAATCGCATTCTGCAATACAACGCCTTTGTGATAAGGAACATTGAGTGCAAGATTATAGGTCGCTTGCTGATAGTTAGATACAAAGACCAGCTTTTCGAAACGAGCCAGTGACTTTGGATCCTTGAGATGTTGTGACTCAGGATCGTCCCATGTATCATGCAACCAAAGAATATTCTTCTTGGTTGTGCTTACATTATCATCGCGCACGCGTGAGCAGATGATATTGAACTTGTCGAGCAGATCGGCTGAAACTCGTTGGCGCAAACCAGCTAGCATCTGCTCAGTACCACCTTGTGAACCAAGATGTTCGTATGTTCCATTTGAAGCAGGACCAAGCTCTTCCATGGGTGTAGAAGATTCCTTGAGTCCAGTAATGTTTAGTTTAGTCATTATATTTTCCTTCCGAGATACTTCGCTTCAGTCCCGTCTGTTATATATTGTGTTGCACCCTTGTTATATGCAGGAGCCACACGCATTGCCTTCTCTTCGATAGCCCTAATTGTTTCTGGCTTTTCTTCGTGATCGCGTTTCCACTTGTGATCTGTACGAATATCACGCTTTGCTGCGATACCACCCGGAATAGTATTGGAGAGAGGCGCTGCAGCGGATTCGACAGCAAGTGAATAGGAAAACTTTTTGGCAGATTGAGCTGGCTTGCGATAGCCAACCTTAGCCAATAACTCGTTGGTAAGACGTTGTGAATCAATCATAGCCTGTGTTGGCTTACGAGCTTTACGCTTACGCATGTTGTTTGTGGTATAGTAGATTGGTAAAATAGCCATATCTGACCCCTATTGACAATATTCATTATAATGCCAATAGGGGTAATTGTCAAGTCATTTCAACCCAGCCAGTAACAATATATTTGGTATTGCTGATTGGCGGGTTGCCACGATGGGTATGGGTAAAGCCAGCAGGCCATAGAATAAATCTGCCAGCTCTGGCTTTGACTCGCTTCGGATAGTAGAGGAACTCTGTTTCCCCGCCCTCGTCAACATCGTTTAGATATAGAATAAACGTAGCCACGCGACGCATGTTCTGTGGGCTATCATCTTCATTATGCCAAATATGATATCCGCCACCAATCTCAGTTTTCTGAATCTTAGCCAAACGAATAGTCATTGTTGCCATCTGATTCAACGCGCCATACTGCTCGGCATATGCTGGATACACTGTGTTCCAGAAACGTTCTGTGAGCATACGGAACGGTGCGATATCAGAGATATCTAGTTCCATTCCAGAAAGAAAATCTGAAAAGTAAAACTGATCATCCTTCTTAAGAGTAGAGTTCGTACCCTCTTTCTGACGACTAATCGTAAAGCCAGCTCGTTCCATACGATTGAACGAATCAATAAACTGCTGGCACTCTTGTGCTGAAAACAGATTATCGTGTTGAAGAATGAAGTTTTCTATAGTAATCATGCGCAAAGAATCTCCTTTAGTCTATCAGCAGCATAAGAAGCGGCAAAAGCATCAGGCTTGACACGAGGCACCACATTGCATGTTCCCCTAACATAACCGACCGCCTGCTGAACCACACAG